GCCGTTTCCCAAGGGCACTGAGTGCCTGACTTTCTGAGTGCTTTCACGGACACCATCCGATCATCAGTTTTCTTCGTCTGACTTGTCGCATGGTATTGCTATCATTTAAAGCCCTTCTGCTTCATTGAGCCCTTTGTTTGTTTGCTCGGTGTTGCTGCTGGCTTCTTCTTTTTCGCACGAGAATCCATTACTGCTTGTGCAGCGGAGTGAGCTAATTGCAACATGTTTCCACCAGGAACTAATGGTGCGGCAAATTTCAGCCCCTTTCCGACAGCTTGTAAAATCTTCTGATGGGTGTTGTTTTCGTAGAAGAGACCGGCTCGCATCACTGCGAGCATCGCCGCGTGGTATGTCTCAATTGGCATGCGTGAGTAATCTAACTGATATAAAGTAGAGATCGTACGGAACTCCCAATGTGTGTCCAAGGTGAGCGCAAGCTGTGAATCGTCTGTCGTGTCCAGATCCGTCAAGATGACCGCATTCATATATCGAGGATTCAGGTTCATCACAGGACGTTCAGTTTGGCGCTCAGGGACAACAACTGGAATTGCTCCGCCCCCGACTCCCATCAAAGAATCATTCACCCGCACTGTCTCGTATGGGGTGGTAAATACGAGACTCTCTTGATCAGGAGCTGTGAACGTGTAGGCGCCCTTCTCAAGTGCCCCGAAATAACGGGTCTCGGGGTTTGAGGTGGACACAGTCGGCACGTCCGCGTCCATGAAAGTGCGTCCGGAGTCTGGATTGAAAATGACTCTGGACGATTCCACGGTGCCTTCCTTGTTGAGAACCTTTGTCACGTTGGTCAGCAACAAAGCACTAGCATTCAACCGGGTGGATCGAAACGGTGCCACAGAATTGTAAAACTCTGGATTCACCGCAGTTGCTGGATAAGAAAGGCAACGGAAAGATTTCAGAGTTGCGGGTGGGCGGATGGATCCTCTTTCGGCCAATAAGAGAGTTGGAAATACGCTACCACTCTCGTCTGTAAGCGCACCACTAGCAGTTTTCCGCTTGAGCGCTCCAGTATAAGTAAGAGCTTTAATTCTAATCAAAGCTGTATTTGGATCGATCGGGTAAAAGCCAGTGTAAGGTGTGCCAGGCGCCGTGGTCTTGGTGTAATCCATATCCAAAATCATGGAACTAGTGACCCCATCGGAATCGATAGTCTCAATTGTGATGGTATAGTCCAATAAATGAGCTCCGACAGGCAGATCGGTCACTGGTTGCCCAATTCTGTAGGTTTCTATTGGTTTAGGATCGGGGTTCACAGTATCAGTTCGGAAAAGTGCCATTCCCACCTCCCCAAGGAATCCAGACGCCTTGCCAGAAGCGTCAAGAGTCTTAGGAACGACGAACCATTGTTTTGAGTCAAACTCGCCGCTGGGGAGGCGACTGTAAAACTCCCAAGGGTACATCTTGGAGAACGTCACTGAAGCCGATGTGTCGTAAACAACAGTTTCAGCATTGATATCCACTGTCTCAGACCTTGCCAAGACTGAGCCAGTGTATACCGTTGGATTGCCGCTGATTGCCTGTTGTAAAGTATGAACGGTATCAATTAAAAGTGGAGCCGCAGGGTCTCGTGTGAGGAGAAAACGCTTCCGCCCAACCACATTTTGGTCGGACGGTTCGGCAACATCTCGGAGACTCTGCGTGTTTTGATATCGGTAACGAAATACAGCAGTTTTGTCAATTGAGGGATACGTCGGTAAACGAATAGGCGCTCGCTCGTTGGGCAGACAAATTGTCTGTGCAACCTCATCGAGAGACTTTAATCCGGTATGCGACATTATTTGCTAGACTGGTGACAAAATAAGAAACTCAGAAAGTCGACAATCGCGTCAGAAAAGCGTGTGTGGCGCAAACGGCGCAGCACACCTAGTATGGAGGGATCAACAGTCATCGGTGACGCACATGAAACGGAGCGCCATGTCGTCAACCACATACGGCAGGCAGGGTACCGCCTGGATCGCCTCCACTGTGCGGAGAAAATCATCCGCAGTCGGTGCACACACGGGGGCATCGCCCCCATAAAGCGTGGGAGTGGAGTACGAACGCTCAAGGCACAGTAGGGTGTGCCGGTCGTAAGTCAAATCCTGTGTCCCCGCTTGGACTGTCCAATTTGTCCAAGGCTTGTTCTCGTCCACCGGTACCGGAGTGCGCTTGCACCCTTTCCGCAGATGAAGGACTTGCCTGGCCATATCGGATAAAATTGGCACGTACGGCTGTGTGCGGACAATGGAATCAGCGACTCCTGTGGCCCACGCAGCGGCATCACCCTTGGTCAGGTCCAGCATCCAGCCCAGCTTGAATGCTGCCCGTCCGACAGTTCGCCCCCACAACCAACGTCGTCCCAATGGGGTGGGGACGTTGTAGGGGCGCATCCCCAAGTAGACCGCGCTACCAATGTAATTGGTGCAGTCCAACTTGGTTACCAGACCGAATCGCTTGACGTTGCGCTCCAATTCGCGCATTATCCGGGCGCGGTCTGGCCAGAGATGTTTCGGGAGGAAGCCAAGAGTGTCGTCCCCAGTGATGCTGATGCGAATATACGCCATGGCGTAACGCAAATGCTCCATCTGGAGGTCCTCCAACTCTACGCCCGCGACGGCCGCTGCCACACACAATCCCATTACTAGCCCGTTTAACAGAGCGTTCATGAGGCTGGTGTCATCGCGGCCCGAAGCTAGCATGATGGCTGCTCGGTACTTCATCTCACCCATTCTGCCCCTTGGGGCTCTCCAAGCTGCAATCAATCGCGCAAACTCTGGGTCCGTTAGCATCTCGGAGTAATAGCCCTCGACGAGACGCATACTCTCCGCGGAGTGTGTGCAATCAAACATGGAATAGTCACACCAAAAGGCGAAAACTTCTCCATCCTCACAGCCTTGGATACTGGAATCCAGCCAATCCTGCAGGTTCTCCGGTGTGGTGGCACCGTAAAACAGCCAATTGTCAGATCCCCAGTGC